TCCTTCTTTAACCCCTTGTCCACCATTGTAGCCCTGAGAACCTGTCCCTCCCGTTGAAGCAGTTGGGTGTGTTCCGCCTCCACCTCCGCAACCACCATTAGCACCAGTATCCATACTATTATCAGAACAGTTACCGCCGCCACCTCCGCCAATTGCAGTTTGACTATTAAAAGAAGAGTTTCCACCATTAGAACCCTTTGAACCGTTTGTGGCAATTACTGCACCATTTCCACCATCGCCAACAACAATTGTATATGCTTGTGCAGTAACAGCAGAAGAAGCATTTGAAACAACTCCACCAGCACCACCACCTCCCACACAACCACCACCACCACCAGCGACAATTAAACAAGATACATTGCCGGCCTTATATGGAGTGAATGTTGCGTTTCCAACAGTGTCGAATTTATGTACTGTATAATCTCCATCGGTCGAAATAGTCCCGCCTGTTGCTTTTGTTGTTGAACCTAAACAATGCAATCCTATTTTTATATTGCTTCCAGTTCGACTTGCACGAATAAGAATATTGAAACTTTTTATATTAGATAAATCTAATGGACTTGATAAAGTTTTTGTTAAAGTTTTATTTAGTGAAGCCGTAATTGCTGCAACAGATTTGAGCGAATAAGATCCTTGAGTTTTTATTGTAGATTCTGAGTAGCATTGGAGAACTGGATCAGTAAAAGCTGTTGTTAAGTAGCGAATAATTACTATGCCTGATCCACCTGCTTTGCCGGCACCACTACCGCCACCACCTCCACCACCACCACCCGTATTAGCCGTTCCTGCTGTAGAGGCAACATCATTCATTGCTCCTGAACCACCACCGTGAGTTCCTATACCACGATACCCACTAGATACGTTATAATTTCTACCGCCACCACCTCCACCAGCAATATAATGAACTCCACCTACATCAACTCCAGCGCTTGCAGCAATCAATAAATCAGAATAAGTACTTGTTCCGTTTCCACCATCTCCGCAATTTCCTGAGTCATTTCCATCGCCACCTGCAGAACCCATTCCTCCACCACCACCGCATCCTGCATCACCACTACCTCCAGTGTCTCCCCCATCATATCCCTGAGAACCAGTACCACCAGCTCCTCTTCCTGCGCCTCCTCCACAACCACCATTATATCCAGTAGATTGCGCGTTAGCTCCTCTTCCTCCGCCAGTTGCCGTTATTCCTAAAGCTGAAGAATCTTCACCATTATTGTCTGCTGCGCCACCATCACCAACAGTTATAGTGTATGCTTGAGCAGTGATTGCAGTAGAAGACGAATATTGTGCTCCTCCTGCTCCACCACCACCTCCAAGATAAGGACTCTTATAGCCACCACCACCGCCACCAGCAACTACTAAAACTTGAACGCTTCCTAACTTAGATGGCGTAAATGTTCCGTCTGAAGTAAATTTATGTATTGTATAAGCGCCATCAGTAATAATTGTGCCACCAGTTGGAGCTGAAACTGCCGAAGCATTTGTTACATAAGCTTCTTGCGCTAGAGCATCAGAAATATATTCCATCAAATCAAACACATAAATTGACTTGATTGCAGTTACTCCAAATGTGAATCTGTTGTTGGCAAACATTAAGCCTCCAGAGCTCCATAAGCTAACCAAGTATCAGTAGCTGTTTTCAGTAAAGCTGCAACTGCATATTGTCCGGTAGTTTGTAATCCGATTTCTTTCACTATTGTTACTCCGCCTGTTGCAACAATTGTAACTTGACCGGCACCTAATTGACGTAAATTAACTACTGAACCAACAGGAAATTCTACGGATGAATTTAATGGAATTGTAAGATTGACTGCTGTAGCCTTATTCATATCTACTAATTTATTTCGATCAGTTAAAACTAAAGTATAATTATCGGTTTGAGCATTTAGGGTAACCAAAGACGAATAAGTAGCTGCATCACTTGCTGCTGCCTCTGCTGCTGTCTGAGCTGTCTCAGCATTTGTTTCAGCTGTCTCAGCGTTTGTCTCTGCAGTTTCCGCGTTTGTTTTTGAGGTATTAGCAGAACTCGCGTATCCCGCGGCTTCTGAAGCACTCGCTGCCGCTGCCGCCACAACATCCGCATCAATAGCAATTTTATTCTCTAACGCCGTTCCCGTGGCATCCCAACCAATAATTTTATTCGCAACTGCTATTGGCAATGCCAAATTTACAGTTGAACTGTACGGACTTTGTAAAAGGGCCCTACCAATAACCTCTTGTAATTCTTGTAAAATCATAATTGCTTTGTCTAAAGCATTCTCAACTTGAACTTCTCGGAATAAACCACCAGAAGGGATATCAGCTGTTTGTGTAACGGCTACACCACGGCGAATTGAAACATAGTTTGTATCCGCGGGGGCACTAAGAAACTTAATTGTCCCTCCAGGAGTAGACACATTTAATTCTACTGTATAATGCGTAGATATACTCTGGGGCGTGGCAACTAAAGTAATTTTATCTACTAATGCAACCACTACATCCGACGATCCTAAGGCTTTAAAACCAAAATCATAATCTGTCTCTACTCCATCGGCCTCATCTAAAACTGGTGTGTACGAAGCTGTAACTGTCATTTTAAAAACCCTCCTTGTTATATCTTATCATAAAAATAGTGGTTGTCAATTATCTTTCATTTTCCGGTAAACTCCAGTATCTAACAGCCTCGGGAAAAGCATTCTTCCCAAAGACAAATCCTTGCATAAAATTTCTAACATCTTGATGTATGCCATATCTTTCTTCACCTTTAGGAGTAGCGGAATAACCTTTAGCAAAATCTACCATACCCCCTAAAGTTTTCTTTATCTGCCCCCCACCAAAAGGAAGTCCTAAATAAAACAACGGTTTAGAGAATTCTCCTAATGGATCATCAAACATTTTACTTGGGTTAGGAAGACTCGCCTGTACCGGGAGACGGCCACCTTCAAGAAACATATTCCCAAAAGGCAAACTACCTACAAAATCTTTTGAAGCTGTCTGTATACGTTCAGTTAATTCTTTTCCCCGACCGGATTTATTTATTCCTAATAGCGTTGAAGCCATATAAATAGGGTCAATCGTCGGACGACGACCCGCGACTTCTTCAAACAAATTATTAAATATCCAAGAATAAACCGCAAATTGAGCATACACCCCAACTAATTTTTTAATGTCCCCGTGATATTGTTCCGGTACATCTTTTTGTAAAAATGAAACCATGTTATTAACTTCGGTTTGAAATCTGGTAAATACCCTTAAACTTTTTGACTCCATCAACACCGGTAATTGCCCCGTACTTCTATCCGTAACAAGACCACTTGTATAATTATCTGCTTCGCGCATAGCTGTTTTTGCATCCAAACCTTTACTGCGGCCTTCATAATATTTTCCAGCAATAATTGCTTTTACCGCAAATTGATCCGCTACTTGAAAGACATTAGCCGCAACTTCCGCAGCATTATCTGTAAAAGTTAGATTTATTTTTTGATCCAGATAACGACGAGTATACAGTTCACTACTAACCCCATCTACTTTAAAACCCGGTTTAACAAAAGGAGTCATAACAGAAGTAAAAAGTCCTTTTAGCGCCGGAACTTTTGCCGTAGTCGGGATTGATGTTACAAAAGCAATATTATTCGACACTGCTGCAGAAATATTTGCTCCAATCATATTCGCCGCGGTTCGTTTATCTAACCATCTCATAAGTCCATAAGCCGTACGTCCGACGGTGCGTTGAATTGTTCTATCAATATCTGCTGGCTGTCCGGCGAGAATATCTGTGTAATCCCGGATATTAGTCATAAAATTTGAGAGATCTATATTCTCATTTGTTTCTGCCTGGCCACGAATATAGTTATCTAACATTCTCATACGTTGTACACTATCAGTATGAAAAATTTGTTTGGCAACAGAACTTAAATAATTATCAAAACCGCCAATAGCGGATTCAGTAAATTTACCACCTAATCGTTTTAACTCGACGGGAGTAAAAGGCTTGCCAGGTTTAGGCTTTCTAACAATACCAGCAATCGAAGTTGGAGGATTTGTGCCCCCTAAATCTAAACCAAAAACTTCAGAGACGGTACTTAATTCTTGAAAGTGTCTAAAATAATCCTCTCTTTCAGGAATTGGCTCATACCCATAGCGATCACGAATACCATTAACTGTCTTTAATAAATCACCGTATTGCTCTTTAAACCACCCAGCAGCGGTAACTACATTACCCCAATTCTTTGGTGATTCCGCCTTCAATTCCTCTAAGGTCATTCTCTTTTCACCAAAGCGCTGAATTAATTTATCAGCTAAACTATTGGGTTTAATTCCCCATTCTTTAATTTTTTGCTCTATTAACTGACGATAATCCGTTTGCCATTTAGCAGACATAGTTTCATTCTCTTTAATTCGTTCGGTAGTAAATTCTTTTACTTTAGGGGCTTCCGCTTTAGCAACCCCTTCAAGATTACGTTCCGTAGTTTCACGAAGCAAAGACAACGAACTGGCATCTTTCCAAGTCCCCGCTTTTAATTCAGGGACTACTAATTTACCCCTCTTGTTTAGCATATCCACAAAAGGTTGGGCCAAAGATTCTCTTATCTCTGGACGAATTCGTTCATCCTTTAAAAGATTGTCTGTAATCTCTAAAACTTTAGACATATCTTTTGTGCTTTCAAATTTAGTTTGGTGTTCCTTTAAAGCAACTTTTTCAGCAGCAATCTGGGTGCCTTCTATTAAATGCGGAACTGCAGTAAACACTAACCCGAGCATCGCACCACCAGTTATCCCTTCAAGCATTTCATCAGAAGTGGGCGGACGACCTTCTTTAGTGGCATTGTAAACTTTTTCTCCCAAACCTAATGCCGCCATTTTTCCAATACCTTTTAAACCCACCCCAGCATTTGCAAATAATAATCCAATTCCAGTACTTTCAGCTGCGCCGACAATACCTTTAACAACTGCTTCACCTGGATTAGAAGATCCCTCAATTCCTTCTACCATTCCACGCCATCCCATACCAATAGTAAAATTAGGTAGTCTAGCGAGCATTGATTCCATTTTAGGTATAATTCGGCCAGCCAACAGTAACTTTGTTGTCCCACCAGTAAGAACATCAAAGGGAATAGTAGGCGCCATTCCCCCTAATGCACTTAAAGTATCATAATAAGCCTTAGAGAAAAGGTTTTCTTTTGGGACTGCAAGATCTGCCTGTTGTGCGGCTTCTTGTCCCGGTGCAACAAAAGTCTCTCTATATTTTTGAAAAGAATTAAGACCCGTTATGACCCCTATAAAGTTATTGATATTTGATATCCCGCCTTGGGCCGAACCACCGATAGTAAGGGCTGAATCTACCATAACCCCATAGATACTATCACCAATAGTTTTTATAAATTCATTTTTATGTTGTTCCGGAACTGCTGGAATAACTGCCGTAGGCTTCTCAACCTCATCCCCCATAAAAGATTCAACTGTAACAATCTTTTTTCCCGCGGGAGCAGACTCTTGGACCGGGGCTTCCCCAGCAAAAAATTCAGATTCAGTAAGAATTTCACCGGCCATTATAATACCTCAAGTTTTCCATCCGCTAAAACTCTAGCGCGCTGTCCTTTAGTGTTGGTAATGATTTCCCCCTCTACATATTTCCATCTGGGCGCTCCGGTTTCTGGATTCATACCCATAAATTGTTTCCTCACTCCGTTTTCGGTTGTAGTGTCCCCAAAATATAATGTTCTTCCAGACGGGGCATCTTTGTAGGCCGAAAATTTAGCCAAAATCCCCGGAACCACTTTCCCATCAGAAGAGGTCTGTCCAATCACTGTATCATGAGCAAATTTTCGTTTTGCTTGGTCATCTTTAATTCCACTAATCATAGTATCTGGTAACTCTTTAATTTGTTTTGTGTATTGAGACATCATCTGAGTAGTTAAATCCAGTTTACTCGTCGGATCTAACGTAGCATAGGCTTTATCTACATAATTTTTGATTTCACCATAGCCGTAAGCAAAAACATCATTCTTATCCCACCACCATGGGCTCGGGCCCGCTTTTTCTATGGCCTCATTAAATGACCTTACTCGAGGACTGCCTGAAGCCTTCATGTTTAACTTAGTCCGCATAATATCTATCTGAGAATTACGATCCGATTCCGTAATATATCCCTGACTGTAAGCGTCTGAAATTTTATTATACAATTCTAATTCTTTGACAACATCATTTCTATCGGGTTGAGCCCCGGGACCCTTCTCCTGTAAATACTGGTCCCAAGCGTTTTTTAATTCTGTTAATTTTCCCGTACGTGCTACCGGGTCAATTTGTTTTTTAACATCTCTCTCGGTATTTAAAACCTGAGAGATTAAAGTATCGAGTGATTTGATATATTCAGGATCCACAACACTATTGCCCAGAGCATCTTTTTGGTCCTTATTTGCCCAAGCGGCTTGTCTACGAGCAATTAATTCAGCCGGAGTGATAGACTGACTATCTACCTTCTGTTGAAGATCTAAGATCTCCCCTTGCGCAGAATACATACTGCGGAATGAATCATCATAGGCCCTATTTTGAATAGCTGTTCGGGCCTTACCAGAATATGTTGAAATTTCTTCCGGTGATAGCACCCCCTGATAAGCGCCTCCCTCTAAATCTCTTAATACTTTAGAAGGTTGAGCATAAATTTGAGAATACATGGCATTCTCTTTAGCTAATGCTGCATATTTTGTAGTCAACGCCGCATCAGATTCTGGAGAAATTAATTTTTGAGCATCTAAACTAGCGGAACTAAAACCAGAAAGCACCCTTTTTAATTGTTCCGGAGACTGTACTCGTTGGGCATCCAGGGCAATATTTTGTTTAACTGACATGATATTGCCAATCTGAATTTCGTTGTCCCTCTTATTAGCCCAAGCAACCGAATTGTCGGCATCTTGAGCCATAGCATTAGTAGTGATGGACTGAAATTTTTGGAAAATCATGCCCGACATACCCTGGCCATATTGATCCACCAATTTTGAACCTAAAGCCTTGACCGCTTCAGGATATTCACCAGGTTTATCCCTAAATTGTTTTTGCAATTCTAATTTCTGAGTTTCATAATCTACCCGAAAATCCCCAAATTTAGCAGTAGCCGCGACAGTACTCGTAGCATCTTCACGTTGCTTTAAGGCCTTTCCAACATTCATAATTCCTTGGGCAATAATTTCCCCAGAGCGATCTTCTCCCGGGACCCCTACTGCCTGTTTAGAAAGTGAACCAATATCATATTGAGAAATCTGTCCTTTAGCCATTAGAGTAACAATGCCCCCGCGATTAAAATACCTCCAATTAGAGAAGACCGACTTTCATTTTCTTGGATCTCGGCCTTCCTATTATATAAACGTCGTACATTATCTCCCGTAGTTCTTAAAGCCGCTGCTTCAACCCTTGATTTAGATAAAGTCTCTTTTAACATTAACTGCGGTGTACCAGCAATCTCAACACCGGCGCTAATATATTCCATTGTCTGTTTTGATCTAAGACGAGATCCCTTCTCCACTGTTAAAGCAGCTTGACGGTAATAGTCATCCTGGGAAAGGGCCCCTTGCTCCTCTAATAAAGAAGCGGAATCCATTCCAGACATGTAGGATGAAATTCCTGAAAAAAGACTCGCCCCCGCAGATAAAAGACTCCCCGCACCAACCCCAGATTTAGCCATTACTCCTCCTCACCTATATCTTCCGACGGAATAATACTTAAAATTTCCATCGGTAAGGGTTGATCCTGAATGATATAAATTTTCTTTTCATTTTCCCATTTATCACGAATGGGTATTTGTTTTAACCCGGAAAATAAAACCGGCGGTCGATCATAATAACTATGGCCCGCGCGACGAAACATTAATTCTAATACTGAATAAAGTCCTTTAATTGTACTACCAAATTTACCACCTAAAGTATTTCTAAATTTAACAAACAATTTTTCAATGTTGTGTAATCTACTAGAAACGACACCACCGGAAAATGCTATATCCAAATCTAAAGTTCGAATAACACCCTCATACTTTTTACCTATTATAGCATATCTTGTAGGATAATCCAATGTTATTACCCCGTCGGCAACGACCTCATCGGAATGCACTCCACCGTCGGTTAAAATCCCAACAGTTTCTCCTTCTAGATGGCCTAAACCTTTGACATCCGGTGATGCCAAATACCAACCTAGAGTGGGAACCGTAACGGACATAAAAGTCTCAAGGACATCAACGGTTACTAGAGTAGAAGACGTGAATTCAGTAATTAGTGCTATGCCTGTTTCTGTTCCTACTAAAAATTTAACATAAATATATTTACCAACATCATCGGCTTCAAATACCGCGACGGTAGAAGTTACGGAAACCCCGGTTCCCGAAACCGCTCCTAAAGTGAGAATTCCAGCTTTAGTATTATCCAAAATTAAAGCGCTGTCTAAACGGACAAACTGTTTTTGTAATTCGAATACTATCTTTTCAAATTTAGCTTTATCCGTATCAGCATTAGCTGCTCCAGAATAATAATCTGAAATATCTGGAATCAACGGATCTTCAGAAAGATACTCCACATATCGTCGGGTAACACCATCAATAGTTCTTTCGACAAAAATCCCTACTCTATCAAAACCTGAAGTCTGAGGTTCTGTTATAATACTCAACACTTTACCATCCCCACCGATAGGGTGTCTCGCCCATCCCGCTACATCATTTTGCTCAAGAATCGTACACGATAATAAAACCCCATCTGCGCGAATAGCATAAACTAATTCTGGTCTTCCTTTGGCATAAGCAATTTGTACAATCCCACCCTTAGTAATTTCTTCGGCCAGAACATTTTTATCAAAAGACTTGTAATTATCATCCATTAAACTATAGCCAAAACCACGAATAGTAAGGGACCCTTGCTCTAAATAATACGTTTGGTTGTCAATAAATAAAGGCATTAAATCTGCAACCCCAACACTAGATACTGGAGTTACATAAATTGCTGACGGAGTGATTGCTGCGCTATCCGCTCCACCATTAGCTTTGTATACTCCACTGGAAGCCCCAATAACCATAAATCCCGACGTACCACTAAACCAAAAAATACGATGCGCAGAAAAATTCTGAGATGATAATGTATAAACCATTCCTTTATCATCAGCAGTACCCGTCGTAAAGTCATCATATTGAGAAGCCCCCGTAGCCCCATCCGGACCCATAGAAAGCCAAAAAACATCCGGGTCATTATCTGTTCCACCGGCAACAAATCTTCCACCATAAAATCCGCATGCACCGGGGAAATCCCCAATTTTTGTAAATTCACCGGCGATGTAAGTTACTGTACCAGCGGAAGACCAGGTAGTGTAACCCGTAGTATCTATGTCTACTCCTAATTCATTTGTTAAAGAAAATGTATTGGCATCAATTTTCTTAACCCAATAAAAACTTCCATTGAGTTCAGTCATGCCAACAATACCGGCGATATATACTTTATCTTTAGTTAATAACCCGTGGCCATTAATTGTAATTACTCCGGGATTGGCTTTTGTAATTCCAGTTATCGCTTTAGGGACCGTACGAACTACTGCAATATCTCCGGCGGAAGCATAAGTAGTATAGGCTGTTGTGTCTATCGCTACTCCGGCTACTGTAGTTAAACTAAAAGTACTAGCATTAATATAAACAACTAAGTATTCCTGGTCGTTTAATTCTGTCATTCCTAAAATATGAGAAATAAAAATCCGTTCACCACCAGCAAATCCATGACCCGCGGAAGTAACTACCCCAGGACTAGCCTTAGAAACTGCAGTAATAACTTTAGTGGAAGAATACCGAGTATACGTAGCAATAGCCCAGCTAGTTTCTCCTGATCTAATTAAAACTCTCGGCTCGTGTTTTGGGTGAGTCGAATACATTAAATCTGCTGTCCCGCAATACTTTAAAGTCTTCCCTTCAACTGCTGTATACGGGGAGGCAATTTCATAAACTCTTGCCACAGACCCAGCGGATGAGTATGTAGTATACGCTGTAGTATTTATTGCATTTCCATCGATGTCTTTTAATGAAAATGTATTTGCATCAATTCTAACTACTAAAAAGAATTGACTATTTAATTCTGTCATCCCCACAACACCGGAAATAAAAACCTCATCTCCTGTGGAAAACCCATGCGTCGCCGACGTAATAACACCAGGGTTAGCTTTAGTGATCCCAGTAATGGTTTTAGCTGTTTCTAAAATTACCCCACCATCTTTATGAATACGTAATTTATAGTCCGTAAATTCTAATGTGTAGGCTTGCTCGACATTAAATCTAAAAGGTACACCCCAAGCGTCTTGGTTCAAACGTGTATGGACACTATACTCAAAACCCGGTCTAAATAATAAACCCCCTGTCAATAGGGGGAAAAAATTCTTACATATCTCAACACCACTTTTATAGAAAGGTCTATCCGTCCGTCCCCAGAGATTAGGGGACAGCTCACCGGAAGCAAAATTATTTTGCAGACTATTCGTTAGCATTAAGGAAATAGATGTATACCATCAGACGAAGTACGTCTGCTGATACTAGCTTTAGTTTGTAAAGGACTATTGTAAATAACTCTAGGGGGATTTTCTTGGCCATTTTTACTGCGGGCTTTAGCTTCCCAGCGGTCTCTAAGTAATTCCATCCCTTTAATACTTTTATTTAATCCGGTAATTGCGTTGCCAAAAACTACTGCCAGTTCGGCAACTAACAACATAAGAAAAATGGGGTCAAATTTAGTAACATCCGTAACATCCCAAATATAGCAAATCTGAAGTGAAGATGCTCCGTCGTTATCAATTAAAAGTTTCCCACCTTCAACTAAATAATCTAATTCTTTTTCTTCCGCGCTTTCTCCAATAAAAACTAAACCTAAATAGTCATTAGGTAGTTCGTAGGCATCCGCATACCCAAAACTAGGGGCCACAGAAGACCGGGGGATTGAACGACGTTTACGGGCAAAATTCCAGGGAAACATTCTAAGACAGGACCGGCGGGTTGCATCATACCAACGAGAACCTAATGATTCTTCATCAGTAGTGGGAGTTTCAATATCCGTCATAAGAGCATTATGACGTAATAAATCGAGGGATAAGTTACAAACTTCTACCGGTGCTGATGGAGCGCTCATAACTTATCCCTCTCTTTCTTTTTATTCGATGTACTCAATTACACCAGCGATAGTACCGACATCGGCACCAGCTGTATTACCCGTTAACGCGATGTCAAATGCACCGTATTTCTTGGCATTTGCAGCGGTTATACCAGCAATCAGATATGCTTCTTTGCCTAAATCTGCTAATGCTGGTTCATACTGAGAAGTAATAGCCGCTACTCCAGTATGGGGATCCAAACCATCTTTAAAACAGGCGGCTGAAATAGCTGCACCATCAAGCTCTAAAGGTTTGTACACACCAATATCAAGATCCGTTAAGCTAGTGATATTATCATAGCCTAATTTGATACTGATGATTTTTGCGAATGGCGAAATTCTAGCTACACGCCATACTGAACCATCAATATCAGCGGCGGCCTTCTCAAAAGAGAAAGCTAATTTCTTCACCGGGGCCCCACAGAAACGGGCCGCAACATCTACGTCAACAGCTTTACTTGACGCATTCTGAGTAACAAATTCATTATATGCTGCCATCTAAATCGCTCCTTTCTTACGGGGTTAAACGTATTCTCTGGATACGGACGCCAGCGGTACGAACGGCACCCATCTCTTTGATTACGTTAATGATGCTAGTTTCAATCTTAGTCGGGTAGTCCTTAACCTCTACCTTTCTTTCAAGAGAAATACCTAAAGCAACACCGCGAGCAGACAGGGCGAAAGAAATTCTCTCAGCACTAACTGTTTCCAAAATAGGATCCGTGATGTTTGAACCGGCACCAAAAGCCACTAAATCCATGCCCATGGCGTTGGTGATAATACCTTTGGAAATAACATACTGAGATGTATAGTCTCCGCTGGTGAGTTCAACTTCGCTCATCAGATCAGTATGCTCATCGCCGGAAATACCAATAGCGATCGGGACCACACCCTGATTTCCTACTTCAGCGTCAATAAAATTGGCGCGAATTTCTAACAACTTCTCATACGTAAATCCAGCGGTGGCATCTACGCTTGTAACTCCGTCTGTAGTGTACGACACTGATGTCGCAAAACTACGTCCGGTGTAAACGGTCGCAAACAGAGCATCATAAATAATACGGTCTGTTTCTCTCTCAACTGCGGCAATGCACAGTTTGGCTAATTCGCTCTGAGGATCCGTTAACATACCACGAACATCTTTGTTATCAACTAACAAAGTTACAACTACTCTATCGCGAGACATTTTTCTGCGAGTAAAGTTTGCTTCGACCGGTTGAATATCCGGGTTTCTCCCGTTTGCATGGTAAGCCTGAACTTCAGTCAAACCATCATACGCAAAATCATCGCCCGAGATGGGTTTACGAATCGCGTAAGGCAAAAGACGAGAGGTCATCTGCTGTTCTTGAACATCGAGAGCAGCATTAAACTCCGTAATTTGAACTGTATCGTAAGACATGAATTCCTCCGTGTTAAAGGTTAAACTGCGATTGTCTCAGCGATTGACGATCCCCGGAAATCCGGACGTGTATCTTTGAGTGGCATCAGCTATTTTTTCGTCGATCCCCGGCGAGCCGGACGATTACTAGAATGTCGCTAACTTAATTTAATATACTTGTAGCATATATTATTTTCTTTGTCAAGATATTTTTATTTGCCCACTGATAATACTTTTAACTTACCTCGAATCACTTCCATTTTTTGATTTAATTCTGTATTTTTAACTCGATCTTTTAATGGATCCGCATACGCGGGATCTTTCATAATATTTTGCATCTCGGCGATAAGCGCCTCTTTTGTTTCACCACTTCCCCCGCCGCCGTTACCACCACCGCCACGGAAAGGATCTTCACCCGTAAACTTTTTAGCCATACCATCCGTCGCTGCTAAAACTACTGTTAATTGTTTCTCATCTAAACTTTCTAATAACGGACGAACCTTCTCTGGTAAATTTGCAGCCAAAAACTTTTTACCATTGGCTAACACATTGTCTTTATTTGCCCCAAATAAATCTCCCGCCATTTTAGCAAAAGACTCATCTTTAGCTTTTGTGGATTTCACCTTTTCTGCTTCCATATCCTGTTGGGCCTTGAATAGAATACCCATGATTTCCGTCGTTAAAACTTTAGCCTGATATGGACTCGCTCCGGCTTTGTGTAAAAGGCCTTTTAAAATTGGGCCCTCAACTGCCTTCTGGACAAACTCTTTAGGTACACCAGGGATCTCAGGAATAGCATAACCTTCAGGTTTTTCTGGTCTTGTTTTACCATGGAACTCAGCCCACTTCTCGTCAGGATCCGTAGCTGCTGGTAAATTACGTTGCCCTAATAAAGTCTGGGCCCCGTCGAATTTCTTAACAAAATCTTCATAATTTTTTATATCTTTAGCATAAGGTTTAGCTTTAATATCATCCGGGAGAATAGCTGTAAACGCATCCCCTTGTAAACCTTTTAAACTCTCAAATGTAACTGCTGCTGGCGCTGCTGCTCCCGCTGCTGGTGCTGCTCCTGCTGCTGGTGCTCCTCCGTTTGGTCCTTCCATTATTCTTCCCTCCTTAGAATTAGATTCTCCGTCTCTGCGGACATTAATTTTCGTAGATCATGAAACACCGATAATCTACCTACATTGTACTCTGTTGCATTAGTTACTTCATTCTTAGGACTAAGTACCACTGGATTAGACCTAAAGCCACATAGGTCGACTAAATAAGTCAACACAATCCGTAGATTTTCGTCCTCTTTTGCCCCATTAATTGCTACTTTAATTTTGTCTAACTTTGCTTTGGCTTTAGCTTTAGCTGCTTTTATAGCCTCTAATTCTTCCGTCTTTTTTTCGATCAACTTATCATAGAAGCGTAACCCGCTCCTCCTCCATTAGTCATACCATTCATACCACTGACAGTCGCCTCCGCTTGGGCGTTTTGCTGATTGGCTGAAGCCTCTTTAGCTTTTATGTCCGCTGCTGCTTGCATCAACTGCGCCTGACTCATCATTTGTTGTGATTCATTATACGCAGCTAATTTTTTGTCATACATATCTTGGGAAACTAGAATTTCTCCCGGAGCACCATACAAATCACGGACGGTTTTCATAGTAGCATCCCCATCTAACCATAACATTAATTTAGGATCCACTCCACTAAAACCGGCGGCGAATTGCCATGTAGAAATTACTCCACGTAATTCCTCAGACCGAAGAATACGAGCCGCTGGAGAAATATATTCAATTTCATAAATTTCAATACCCTGAACCTTTAATTTTAAAAGATCTTCCGGAATCAACAAAGCCTCTTTTTCTTCCGCAACTTTCATAACGTGCATATCTGAATTAGGGACAATACCTAATTCCCCAGATTCATCTAAAACAGAAATCGTTCGACGAATTGTAGGTGTAAGTTTTTCGTCAATCTGTCGACTAAAAATAGACCCCACTGAATCCGCGCGCATCTCATTACGGATCTGGGCCTCACCTAAAGTCATACGAGTTTTATTATTAAGATCAGTTAACCGATCAATAAAGAAATGACCTTTAATCTCAGCAATCAAATACTCAATCATTTTAATAACAACATTCAAATCACCAACGGAACCAATTTGTCCAATAGGCGCCATGCCACTAATCTTAGACGATGTAACATCAATCGGAATAACTGAACCCGGAGATCTATCAATCGTGCCGTTACCAAAGGTTCCGTCATCTAAAACATACCATGATGGAAGTGCTGTTAACTCCCCACCCTTCTCAACTAATTCTACTAGGGCGTTTAATTTAACTGTCGGAGTAAGAGCATTATATCCGGGTGATCTTCCATACTCCTCACCTTCATTTTTAAAGAATCTGCTAACAATAATAGAATTGCCGCTAAAGCCCGCTTGGCGTAAAACTATTTTTTCATCCATTAAAATATGGATAGACTCGTAAGAATACTTAGTCTGACCCGGACCATCCGGTTGGTAATCCCCGCGTGGACGAATCACCCATAAGACTTTTAATTTTGTACCATGGTTGTTAGAATCTAATAAGGCTTTTACTTTTTCCGTCAACGCCACTTCGCCATACTCCGCGACTAATTGAAAGGCATCAAACTCATCCTCATAAAACTCTTTGTACACCCGACCTTTAGCATCCTCAACTACATAAAGTTTTTTCAAAGACATTGCTTTATATTCTACTTTATGATCGGATCCCTCGGGAGCCGCAAAAACTCCTAGGGCGTCTGTACCAAAAGCTGCGCCTTCATAAAATGCTTCTTGACGAGCAGTACCAAAAGACGCCTTTTCGTGTTCCATTTGATAAACTACTCGGGCATTTATTTCGTTATAAAATTTTTTAATTTCCTCACTGTCTCTAGCTTGGCGAGGTTTTTTAATCCTAAAAGTACGAGCACCATTTTTCCAAAGCGCCCCATCTAAAGACGAAACCATTTGCTGCAAAGCCTGACCCGCGGTATTATCACAAACGTCTTCACTACCATAAAAATCCCCCGGGAGGGTAGTCGTAGTAAATCCTGTTTTTCTTTGAAACATAAATCTAGCAATCAATTCCCATACTGGCTCCCAAGGTGCTCGGCGAGTTTTAACCGCAGAAAATTCCTTCAGTGTTGCATCAATATTAATTTCCATTAAGAGAATACTCCGGTTTTGCCCGTGGCAGCTTCCGCCAAAACACCAGTCGGGGTTGTAAAATATTTACTCATTCTAGCTAATCTTCGTTGTGAAGCCTGAACTTCAGGATTTTCTGGAGTTACCGTACCAGTGTCAACGGTTTCTGCGGGCGCCGATTGACCGCCGCCACTTGTATCTTTTTCTGGAAATAATAAATCCCCGAAAGGCCATGTCATTATTCTTGAAAATTCTTCACCCATTTTTGGCTACCTCCCTGTATAATTGTTTTGGGGTTATTATCCACCATTTATGAATCCCCAGAAAATCTTTACAAATCCCAACGCATGTTCTAAAAAATTTAAAATAGCGTGTTTCCATCCCACGGGTAATATATTCCACAACAATAAAATTTGCAAACCTAGCATCTGCTGCCATCGTCTTGGCGTCTTTAGCATAAAAATAAACCCCCATCCCGCCTTCACTAGGATTGATTACTATGCTCCCCCCGACCGGATTCTCAAATAACAAAAAACAATGTTTAAAATTTTTATCTAACAAGAAATTCCACCACTTATTTTCACCAGTATCTTTGAAAACAACATAAAACTTCTGCTTGTATTTTAGATTACCACATATTGTATTTTTGTCAACAACTTTATCTTCTTGCATAATCCAATCCTTGTTTACTTCTGAGTGTGGACTTAAATCCTGTCTTGACAGAGAGTGTTGATCTATTTTGATTATCTTGATTCGCGCGTTTCTTAACCGGAAAAGAAAAAGTTAAAACTGTAGCATCTAATTTATTAGGGCTCCATCCTAAATCTTTTTTGATATCATCCTTGGGAACTAGATAGGCCACGTTATTACTAGATTCTTTTTCAATCGGAACTGCACCGATCTCCGTAATAAATTGCTGGTCATTCGGGATCGCGGCATCCGGATCCTCATACCACTCCCTAAACTCAAAGTGCATCTCCACCCTTTTATTTCTATGCCGAGTGGAATCATTAGCCTTCTCCCCAAAGTGTACCCCTTTAACCAGCCGACGACTATACCCCATTTCATGCAGCCGGTCCATAGCGCCGTGTTCATTAGTAACGTCAAATACCACCAGGTCTGGTTTCTCAATATCAATAATTTTAGCCACCCTTCCGGCTAATCGCATATCCCTCTCGATTCCATCATCACCCGGGATAACTTCAAACGGAAGAATAACATTCCCAATCCTTCGGGCAATCGTAGTATCATCACCAGTTCTACCTTGGTCGATACCCAAAATTAACGGAGACTCATTATTTACCTTTGTCTTTTTGCCTTTTGCAGCATAAACCTTAGCCAAATCAAAAAATCTACCTTCCGCTTTCACAAAGGCTTCTTCGGGATTAAATGGGTACTCCTGTAAAAATTTATATTCGTGTCCACCAAAGGCCGCAATTTTCCTACGCCTCCACGAAAGGTGATTGAGAGTTAGTCCATCATCCTTGTACGTTTCGTAGTATTTGCGTTCCTTCTCGTCCAAATCCGTTTCCAAAAGTGCTGTCTCATCACGATATCCCGGATCCCAATACCACGGGGCAAAGATTAACTGAAAGCCATTCTTTCCAGCAATTGCCCCCATGACTAATTCATAAAACAGATTCCCCGGACCATTAGCCGTACTTTCAAAGATAAGTTCTGTCCCCATCACATCCGCCACCGTTTGCATCAATCCGGTACTTAGTTCATCGGCATTCTCATAGAACCCAACCTCAGAACCATGAAATAGCTGTACGGTCATACCTCTCCCTATTTGGGCGCTCCCCGCGGTCCCTACGGTATAACTAGACCCATTGTCCATAGACATGGCACGCTCCGTGTCTTTTAACAACGGAAGTTGCAATGCCTGGGGTAGATTTCTCCTAAACCTCTGGGCCATTCCGAATATTTTAATTGTAGACTCAACCTGGTGGGCAAGTACAAACGCTGAAAGATTTGACTTAAAACTCGTTTTATGGAAATACCTAGCCTGAATGTACGTAGTACAACCTTGCTGTCTTCCTTTTAGGATTATAGCGCGTATCATTCCGGTCTCTTGGAGTTGTTTCTCCAGACATTGATGGATATACTGCTGCGTTCTATTAAACACCAAAGGCTGAACTTCCCCCGCTTTGTCTACAATTTTTAAACAATGCTTAGAGAAGAACTCTAAATTACCCGCTAAACGGGTCAGTGCCTTCAACTGTGATTGTGTCAGATCGAGCGATTCCATCCAATAACTCCTTTAGCGTCCCATTGACGTTTAGATTTTGTACTGATTGTAAAGGACGTCCCATAATTCTATTCAACATTTTTTCCAGAGCGTCAGTGTCTCCATCCGCAGCCGCCTTCATTGCCGAATATAGCGCCGCTTCAATTAAAGACATTCCCACCTTGTCCAAATCCTTGCCCATGTAGGGCATACGGAACACATCCTTGAGCTGACTGAGTACCTCAGAAGGGGTAATGGGTGGTTTGCCTACGGGCATAACCTTGCCCCCCGCAATGGCCACATTACTTCCTTCTGGGTATTCAATCAATTCATCTGCCATATTTACATATCCGCTATACCACTGGACGTTTTCTTAACTGGAGGTAGAGTCTCATTAAGATTGTTCATCTCAATAAAGGATCTTTCCTCACCGCGTCTCTTATCTCTGCGGCCTTTGTCCCGATTAAATGCCTCTGGGTCTTCTTGATACTCCAATATATCTGTGCGTAACTCGTCTATGTCCATGTAATCCTCGACGTCAATTGGCATTCTCCCTTCATTAATCAAAACCGCCAACTGTTTTTTCGAACGCAGAGCAATAGGAAGATCAAGATTTTCTTTAGTTTCAGAAATAATCTCATCAATCGTAACATATTTAACTCTCGCAAAATCCGTAAACTTTCTACTTAATAACAAAGGCAATAACCTTTTCTTTAATTGACCTCTGATATTTATAAAAGATCTTTCTTCTGCCTTTGCGCGTCCCTTCTCATCAGTACCCATGTACTTAGTTGTCGTCTCACGGAAGAATTCCAGCGACGGAGCGCGTACTTCATAATCAAAAGGCTTAGTCCCTTTTGCTGTTTCTGTTTTGTAGTAATACATACCATGACATTTTATTAAAATGCCCTGTTGTCCTTTTGCCATTTGTTACCTCCTATTTTTTCCCAAGGACTATTCCTTGAGGGTTGAGTTAATTATATTTGAAAAATTATTTTTGTCAAGTAAAATTTTTTATTTATATGAATAATTAGAAAAATTGTTTTTCAGAATTTTTGTGAATTGAAATTGAGCGTAGGGTGGCTTCCATTCCGAACCCGCACGTATCGGAAGATCCCATATAGGGTCAAAAATTGACCCGGGGGTGGGTTTGAGTTTTATGAATTGATCCGCTCAATTAGCCAACGCATGGGCACGCTCAAGATTAAAGCGTGTTGTGTACGCTTATATGATATCATTGAGCGTTATGCAAGTAATGTAAGTATATTAACTAATTAAAGATCATGCAGCCTTGAGGCTATTAGAGCGTATAATTTACACGCTCAAGCGTGAAATGTACCCAATTGAGCTTAACAAGTTAATTAATCAAAGTAATACAATTAATTAAATGATTAAACAAAATACATCATTGAGCGTGTATTTGATTTATTTGATTTCTTTTGAGAAGTATGCCAATTATCTCCGTTTTTTATAACACTTATACGCGCACATATATATTATATCTCTTTTTTATTGGTTTTAAGTAACTATATAACAATAAGAAATAAATGTTGACTTCTTTAAACTATTCAATATAATATAATTAATGAAACTCCGACGTGTTTATGGTGTATTAATACGCTCAATTCTATGCTTTACACGCTCAATGATATCATTAATACAAGTAATAAAAATAAATAAAATAATACTTGACAACAAATAAATAAATGTTATACTATTAATTGTAAAGGGTAAGCGGTACCCGTGAACCGCGCAAGGAGAAAATAGAATGGGATCATTAGTATTTGCGATAATGTTTTTGGCCGTTGCTTTAATAGTGTTTAAAGTTTATCGATTATATTAATAACGCAATATAACAAAAGGGGGATCTATGAATAATCAACAAGTTGCTCATGAATGGGCAAACCAAACCAAAGAAAAGGCCGAGGGCAACAATTTTTATTTCGACGGCGCAAAGATTTATTCTTATGGTAGTCATTATCTTTTAGGCAATTTATACCCGGATAAAAACCTTGCGCTTATTAATAGCAACGGGTACAGCGTAACAACAGCAAAACATAAACACCAAGCGCTTAAGGCTTTATCTAGTCAATGGGTAATAATCCAAGTACCAAACCCGGGCGCAGAATCTAAAGAAGAACACAAAGCCAACGCTCAATATTTACACGCGCAAGCCGTGGAAACATTAGCCAAGATTAAAACCGCGCGCGTACGCTTAGGGGATTTATTAGTTAACCTAGAAACGCAGCAATATAATTTGATCCAATATGCCAAACATTTTAAGGCTACAGCCGGGAAATTGCCGGGTTTAACCTCTAAAGAAGTTGAAGCATATAAAGCTGACTGGGAACTATATAAACAAAAGGCTGCAATCGCGCAAGCTAAAAAAGAAGAACGCGCAAGGCTAGCCGAAATTAAAGACTTAGAAGACTGGCGCAAAGGGCTCAATAATAAATATTTTTACCATATTACAGCGCTGAGGCTTAGCAAAGATAAAAAGGAAATTGAAACTAGCAAAGGCGCACGCGTGGGAATATTGAGCGCTAAAGCATTATATAAACGATTTAAAGCCGGGCAAGATTTAACCGGGCAAGAGATCAACGGCTTTCCGGTAACTGGCGCGGACGCTGAATTTTTAACTATTGGCTGCCACAAGATAGCAATAAAAGAGATTGAATCATTAATGGAAGGAATAAAATGATATGAAAAATACAACGGCTGCGGATTTATTGCAAGAGTCAATTGACCAGGCGTATATCATGGGAATGGGTAAAGCCGAATTGATCGATTTTTTAGTAAATGATTTTGCTACTGCGTACATGGGTGAAAAAATGATTGCTGAATTTATTAACGCTAACTGGAGGGCGGATCATGCCAAAGAAAATAATTAAAGTACACTCAATAACAGAATTTGAATTCTGGGTTAATATGTTTAAGCCAAGAACTAAAAAATATCAACGGGAAACTTTACGACGGCTTAAAAAGCAACAGAGCATTTTTGAAACTACTAAACAGCGCGAGGATAAGATTAAAGCGCTTAACTTTTTACTTGGGAGGGCATAAAATATGAAATTAATAAACTACAATTATGGGTACAATAACACCTTCAACACTTGCATTCACGGAAAAATTGTAGTTAGCAAACAATTATGGGTACGAATGCTTAAATACCTTTTCAATCCGGCCGTTGAGATAATCGATTGGGATATTGACAAGCGCATACTAAAGGAGGATATAAAGCGCTTGATTATTACGAAAGCCGGTACATTAGTTAATATAAGAGTTAACGCCACGCAAAAATTGGTACATAAGTTTAAAATTAAAAAATACAGATTGGGAAACTATATGTTTTTGATCAAAAACTAAAGGGGGATTAATGTTACTAAAAATATTTTTTCTGATTGCTTTACTTTCAATAACAATTGTACAAGTAGCGCCGGACGGTACCTATGTTAACGGAACTCCCACGATCGCGCCGGACGGAAGTTATGTTGGCGGAAAAGTAATTATCACGCCGGACGGGAAATATATTGGTGATGGGAGTAATGATTAATGCTAAAACCCTGTCCGAACTGTAAAGAAAACTCTTGCACGCGCAAGGTTTACACAAAGAAAAAAGAACCGCAGCGACGGGTAGTAGAATTCTGTTTAAATAAATCTTGCGGATATAAATTATCATGGAAAATAAATACTTGACAAAACTTTAATTTTTGTTAATATTAACATTACTATGAAATATTTGATTTTAATTATCGCAGTACTTTTACTGCCGGCTAAACTAGAAGCAACCGAAATCAAAAGAATTGTAGCCTGGTACTCTATCGAAAGCCTGAAAACTGAAGGTACCTGGAAAACCTCTAAAGGAGTAATGGCAAATGGAGAAAAATTTTTGGACGATAATTTTACTGCCGCTAGTAATATTCATGCTCTGGGGACTTGGTTATTGGTTACTAATACGCAGAATGGTAAAACAGTTTTGGTTAAAGTTACAGATCGGATCTCAAAAAGATTTACAAACAAAAGAATTGATTTATCAAAAAAGGCTTTTAGTAAAATTGCTAACCTTGAACAGGGTATTGTACTCTGTAAAATAAGAGAACTAGAATGATTTGGAAGGACGCACAAGCTATAATCAAAGAAGCAAAATCCTTGGGCTATAAAGGCACGGATTGGGAAAAGGGCCTGATCGCTAGATTAGAAGCAATGGAACCGGCTACATTAACTGCAGCGGACGCGCAATCATTAGTAATTTATTACAGACGCGCCTCCGGTGGTACAAATTACGAACGCCGGCAAATTATTGGCAAACGTGGTAGATATAATGAAGACTGAAAGGAGGTTAATATGAAAACACCTGATTTTGAAGCAATTAAAACTTTAGATCCTACGGCTGTATTTTCTATTGCAGAAGCAGCGCAATTACTAGGGCTAACGCACAATGGACTACGCCTAAGAATTTTAGGAGGCAAAATTAACGCCGGTAAGAATGGCGCGCGATATTTTATTCAAGGATCTGATATTCAAAAGCAAATTACTCTGCCAATGGAGATGTAATGGGTATAATTCAGAAATATGCGCAAGCCGGGTATGCGCTATTCCCTCTAAACGGGAAAAAGCCGGCGGAAAAAGGGGATTGGCGCGAAACTAAAGTTAATCCTGATCTTTGCAAGATAGATTTTTTAGGTAATTATGGAGCGGTAGTTGCAGCCCATAGATTAGTACTAGATATTGATTGCAAAAATGGCGCTAAAGGAAAAGAATCTTTTGTTAAACTAACTAATGATGTTGGTTTAGTTAAAGGGTGGGAAAAAGATACTTTTGTGGTACGCACGGGAACCGGTGGCTTTCATGTTTATCTCAATTTACCCGTACGCATGGCTATCCGTAAACATTACGATGGCTACCCGGGAATTGACTTCCTAAGTGGCGCCTGTTACGTGGTAGGCCCGGAAAGTATACACCCAGACAATGATATGCCCTATTCTGTTATCTTTGGCACCCCAGACAAACTCCTAGACGTTCCGGGTGGCATTCTAGAGATCCTTGGGCAACCTAAAATTGAAGTTACCGGGAATCAACCTGAAAATGCCTTTGTTGATGATGACCCTTTAAATATAGAACGCTTTCAAGAAACATTAGCGCTAATGCCTCCGGTTAAAGAAGGCGGACGCGCAGATTCAACCTATATTGCTGCATGTAGAGGCCGGGACCTTGGAATATCTAAGGCTAAATGCCTTGAAGTTATCATAGAAAATTATAATCCTAAATTAGAACCGCCATTACCAAACGACGAACTGGAACATTCTGTCAATAGTGCTTATAGATATGCCAAACGTCCGGCCGGGACGCTCAATGCTAGTGCTATCTTTAAAGTTGCCGAAGTTGGGGAACCTATAAACTTTGGTAAAATAGCCTATGATATGAATAAAGATAATAGGCCATTGAAGACTTTAAATAATGCGGTAAATTACTTAATCACATTACCACAAATTCAAGACGCTTTTAGATTCAATGTGTTTAGTGGCATGATTGAGATTAATTCAAGCGCACCGTGGTATAAAGAACGCGGAAGCCGGGGACCAAACCTAAGTGATGAGGATATTGTTTTATTAAAATACTTCCTAGCTAAAACTATGCAAGTAGAATTCTCGCAGCAATCTGTACTAGAAGCTATCATTGTTGTAGCGCATAAACGCCATTATCACCCAATTAGAAATTATCTTAATGCCCTAAAATGGGACGGGGTACCACGAATTGATACTTGGATGATCAAATATGGCCATGCCATTGATACAGTTTACACCCGGGACGTTGGGCGCAAGATATTATGCGCTGCAGTACGCCGGGTATTTGAACCGGGCTGTAAATGGGATTATGTTTTGATTGTAGAAGGCAGCCAGGGGATTGGAAAATCTACGGCCTGTAGAATTTTAGGCCGTAATTGGGCCGGGGATATGCAGCTAGATCCGCATGCTAAGGATTCAATTGCTATGATGTTGGGTAAATGGGTAATTGAATTATCAGAAATGACGGCTTTACGTTGGCATGACGCGAACTCTCTAAAATCTTTTATAACACGCGAAAAAGATACAGTGCGCCTAGCCTATGAAAGACACGCTAAGGACTTCCCAAGACAAAGTATTTTTATTGGTACAGTTAATCCGGAACATGTAGGCTACCTAAATGATATCACTGGAAACCGAAGATATTGGATTGTTAGATTTAATGGCCAGGTTGATTTAGTCAGTTTAGAAAATGATTGCGACCAATTATGGGCTGAGGCTAGATTGCGCTATGAAGACGAAAAACCTTACCTATCCGGGGACGCTGAAAAATTACAAGTACTAGAGGCTCAGGCTAGAATGCCGGAAGATCCAATGAGATCTAATGTGGTACGTTGGGTCCGGGATAATCCTGAAACTATGGAAATTACTACGGACGGAATTTTAGAATATTTAGGGGTGCCAATGAAATCAATTAACCGCGCGGATCAAAGCAGAATCGCGCAAGCCTTAGTAGAAATGGGTTGGGATAAAGTAATTATGCGCGACAGTGGGGTATTTACTACCAAATACCGTCGGCCGTTAAGGGAACAGTTGGAGCAACTATGATGACTAAAAAAGAATTAATAGCTTTTGAACAAAGAATTGCAGATGCCTTTAAAAACGGACTGATTAATTGCCCTATACATCTCTCGGGTGGAAATGAAAATCAGTTGATTAAAATATTTAAGAATATAAAACCAGAGGACTATGTTTTATCTACACATAGATCCCATTATCATTATCTTTTAAAAGGTGGTAGCCCACATAAATTAGAATCTGAAATTGTTGGGTATTATGATGGTTGCTGCGGTGGCCAGGGTAGATCAATGCACATCATTGACCCGTCAATTAATTTTTATTCTTCCGCGATCATTGGTGGAACTTGCGCGATAGCTTGTGGGCTAGGATTAGCCGGAAAAAAGGTTTGGGTGTTTGTTGGTGATGGTGCAGAAGACTCCGGCTATTTCTTTGAAGCAGCTAGATATTGCTATTCAAAAGAATTGCCAGTATTATTTATTGTCGAGCATAATGATTTAGCGGTAGAAACTACAACCGAAGAACGCTGGGGTAACTATCACCCAGTTACATTACCAAATATAATACATTATTATTATGCGAGGACTTGGCCGCATGTCGGCATTGGGGAGCATGTATCACTATGAAGTATAAACAGCATATTGGAAATGAGTTAGCTAAACTTGGTACCCTCGATCATACAATATTCCTAGGAGAGGGTATCATAAACGCCGGCCGGTGCTACGATACACTTAACGAGGTTCCCTTGACAAAGTGTATTGAAATGCCTATCGCGGAGAATCTCATAGTAGGATCTGCCATCGGATTAGCACTTGCCGGATATTATCCTATTGTAGTTTTTCAGAGAATGGATTTTATGTTAGTAGCAGCAGACGCAATTATTAATCACATTGCTAAACTACCAGAGATGTCAGGCAATCAAATAATTATGCCTATTGTAATACGCACAATTTTAGGTAGCACATCAAAGAAATTTGAAATGGGGCCACAACATTGCGCAGATTATCGACATGTATTTTCACCATACATTAAATGTATAGATTATAGACCCGGAGCTTATTTAGAAAATTTTAGCAAACCAAACCCCATTATAATTATAGAAAGGAAAGATGACTATGAAAACGATTGTACTACCTGATCATTATAATTATGTAGCAGCCTTTTTAACTTTGCGCTGCAATCTAAATTGCCCCTATTGTATTAACAGACAAGGGGATTTTAAGGTGCCAAAAGAAATGGGCACTGAGGATTGGATCCGGGGATTAAGTAGGATTCAAACACGCAATGACCTTCCAATTACCCTACAAGGTGGAGAACCAACCATCTATCCAGGTTTCTATGATTTAGCTGTTGAGCTATACCGCGCGGGAAAGACCGTAGATCTATTAACTAATGGGACTTTTGAATTAGAGCATTTTACTAAGAGAATACATTCACAAATATTTTTAAGAGAGGCACCTTATGCCTCGATTAGATTCAGTTTTCATGGGCAGCAAGGTTTTGATTTAGTAGGATTAGTTAGTAAAATCGACTATCTCAATAAAAGAGATTATTCTGTTGGTATATGGGGATTAAATAACCACAAAGATGGTCAGGTAAGGCGTCTATGCGAAAATTTAGGAATTGATTATAGAGTAAAAGAATACCTCGACGATAAACGAGGTACTTATAAATATCCTCGCGCTGTTGGATCGTCATTCACCAAGAGAGTTTTATGTAAACCCTCAGAATTATTGATTGCCCCCGACGGATTAATCTATAGATGCCATGCTGATCTATATGCGGCCCGAGGAGCGATTGGGCACATTCTCGATACAGATATTAAGTTTCCGTCGTTTAGGCACTGTGATTATTTTGGGCATTGTAACCCCTGTGATATTAAATTAAAAACTAACCGGCTACAAGAGAGTGGCCATTGTTCAGTAACCATAAAGGAGGATATATGATTGACAAGTGGAAGTTAGATGGGAATAAACTTTTGTGGCACATGGACCGGGTGCATAAACACTACGTGCAAGGAAAAAGAATTGCCCCGATTATGATTGATATGGGCCTAACTAAATTTTGTAATATAAAATGCGAATTTTGTTACGGCTACTTCCAGAATATGAATGGATCCATGATCCCCGGCGATAAGTTATTGCAATTAATGAATGATGCTCCGAAAGCCGGAGTAAAAGCTATTGCTATTGTCGGCGATGGAGAACCTACGCTGCATCCGGATTTTATTAACGCCGTTGTAACAGGGACTGATAACGGTTTGGATATGGCTGTTGCGACTAATGGAGTAAAATTAGATATGAATGGCTTAGCCGAATTAGTCGCTCGGCTTACCTGGCTACGATTTAACTTATCTGCTATTGAAGAAGGGTATGAAGTAGTACATGGTAGACCATATTGGGAAACTGTAAAACATAACATACAGTTGGCGGTGGAACTTAAAAAGAAATTTGATCTTAAAGCTACAATCGGATTGCAAATGGTACTTACTCCCAATGCATTCCCATATATTTTAAGAGAAGCGCAATTTGCTATTGATTCCGGGGTGGATTATTTTGTGATCAAACAATTCTCTGATCCCCATTGTGATTTAATGTCAAAGGTTGATAGTAATTGGGCTAATTCACCAGAAGTATTAGAAGTATTAAAAAAGGCCGAGCAGATGTCAACCTTTGGTACCCGGATTATCCCTAAGTATATGGCAATCAGAAATATGAAGAACCGCCCGTATGAGCATTGCCTAGATGTCCCTTTATTATTCCAGATATCTGGCGACGGCAAATGCTATCCATGTGGCTATCTGTTTGGTAATGAGAAGTATTGTTATGGGGATCTTAATACCCAAAGCCTAGGAGAGATTTTAAACTCCGATCATTATTGGAATGTAATTAAAGAGATGCAAACGGTATTTGATGTTAGAAAAGATTGCTGCGGATGCTGTAGGCATGATTCGACGAACGAGTTTATTCATAACTTTGTGAATAAGCCCGGCCATATTAATTTTATATAGGGGGCTATATGGACCTAACCTGGAAATTGATTGTTGGGTGTTTTGAAATCATCGCGGTGTATGCGATAATCATTCCGGTTGCTTTATGGTTTGATAAACATGTATGGGAGAAACTATGAGAAAACCTTTTGCTTTGACGTTTGGTGAATTCATTGACTATCTTTGCATAGTATCAAAGAAAGCGCTATGCCGACTACCGGGAGCGCAAGCGGAATTAGATCAGATTATGGAATGGTGCAATGAAGCGGGAATCGACGGAGAGTTTTTAGTAGCTATTATTCGCCTGGCCCAGACTAATTTATCTATCTGGGACCTAGAGCATTCCGTTAGAAATGCTGCTGAGGGGTCAATACCGTTAGCAGAAGTGGGCCGACGCGCAATAATGATTAGGAATACTAATAAGATCCGGGTGGAAAATAAAAATATCTTAGATAAAAAAGAAAGAGTAGAAGAAAAAATAAAACACCTTTCCGAAGACACCTATGATAAATTCTATAAAGCCGCGGGCATAGAATATAAAGCCAAAACTTTAGAAGAAGGGGGAGAGAATGAGTGATCTAAAAATTTTAATAGCTTGTCCCACGTTAGACTTAGATCCCAACCCACAAAAATGGCTGGCATCATTGTTAGTCGTGGTACAAGATCTAAGACGCGCAAATATAGAAATGGGATTTATGTTTCCGTATCGTCAAGAGATTCGTAAGGCGGATAATGCAATCTTTAAAACCGGGATTGTCAATAAATACACCCACGTCCTCCGTATGGATGATGATATCTGGGGTGTTAGGCCCGGCGATGTAATGAAATTAATTGAGGCGGATAAAGATTTTATCTCTGGTGTAATGTATATCCGGGGATTCCCATACTCAAGATGTGCCTTCAATAAAATTGATAAGTCATTGACATTACAGCAAACAGAAAAGTTAGGTGGTACGCTATTGACAGAACTTGATGGCGACGGGGTACAACCTTGTGATTTAACTGCGTTTCCATTTACGCTATTTAAAGTATCAATGATTAAGCAATTCACGTATCCGTTCTTTGACCCCAAAGATGATGCTTCTCCAGATACTGCGTTTTGCCAAAAATGTTTAGACAAAGGGATCCAACCACATGTACACATGGATATCATGGTCAACCATAGAGAAGTTACTCCCTGGAATAGATTGTTTCTTTTTAATTCCAGGGCCCGAGAGTTATTGGCCACAAAACAGCTTGACCCGACGTCTAAGATGTATAAAATACTATCCGAAATGTTTGGTGAAGATGGAATGAAAGACCTATACCAATTAAAACGAGGCGACGCTAATGGATAAAAATGTCTTAGCCATTTGCCCTAGCCGAGGGCGGCCTATACTGATAAGAGAAATGATTGACACCTTCTTACGTACGCGCAATGAGGGGACGGATTTAGTTATCTATGTAGCCGAAGACGACCCGACGTTACCCGACTATGTTAATACTTTTAAAAGGTTTGAGAATAACCTAGGTATTAGTTTACAGTGGGGTCCTAGAAAATTTATTGCCCAAGTTTATAATGAATTTGCTATGGCTAACTTAGACTATAAATACTTCTCAACCCTCAATGACGATCATGTATTCATTACCCAGGATTGGGATAAGAAACTAATTAAACTCGTCGAGGATATGGGGGGCTGGGGAATCGCTGGCGCGGATGATCTATTAACTGATTGGGAGAAATGTAAACACCCGTCGGGCTGTGTTATATCTAGCAATATCGTTCGTACGCTGGGTTACATTATGTACCCGGGATTGCGCCATATTGGAACTGACACCTTCTTAGCAAAAATTGCCGAAGGGATTGGTGGTTTAGTATTAACCAGAGATGTAGTAATTGAGCATCGCCATTGGCTTAATGGCCGTCGTCCGCTGGATGATAACTATTCCTGGGTGTATGGTAAAGAGGAACAGGTTTTTGGCTGGAACGCTGTACAAGATTATCTATTTAATCACTATGAAAAAGACTTACAGAAATTAAAAGAGGCTATGAAAAAATGATTAAGTTACTTCCATTTCAAGAAGTTGGCCGGGACTTCCTAGCCCTTCGACAAAATGCCATTTTGGCTGATGATATGGGGCTAGGTAAAACCTATCAGGCCTTAGAGGCTATGAAGAAGTTAGGTATCTCGTCGGGATTAGTGATTTGCCCACAATCCATAAGAAGATCCTGGGTAAAAAGAATCCGGGAACAGATGCCCAATGTTTTTATAAAAGAAATAATTTCGCCAAAGGTAGTGCCGGAGATTAGTGCTTTTAATGTTGTTAATTATGATTTGATTTGGAAAGAGCCATTAATTTCTTACTTGACAGAACAGTATTGGCAAGTTATAATCTGTGATGAAAGCCATTACTTAAAGAACATTGACGCTAAACGTACCAAGACAATACTTGGGAAAAAAGGCTTGTATAATAAGTGTCAAAGGAGATGGTTGATGACAGGAACACCGATACTGAATCGTCCGGTAGAACTATTCCCGGCATTACGATCATTGTTTCCGGAATTTTTAGGTAAGTATGTTAACTTCTATGATTACGCGTATCGCTATTGCTCCGGACACCAAGGGACCTTTGGTTTTGATTGTACCGGCGCCTCTAACTTAGAAGAACTAGCTGGGATCCTAGAACCTATTATGTTAAGACGCTTAAAGACAGAAGTACAAAAACAGTTACCGCCGGTATCGTATGAAAAAATCTATTTAGATCCATCGGATAAATTAATTTCATTGACTGAGTTAGAGAAGAAAGAATTCGATGCCAAGAAAACTATTGGAGAGATTTCTTCTATACGCAGAGCATTGGGTGTCTTAAAATCAACCGCGGCAATCCATCACTTAAAGGATTTGCTCGAAGAAAAAGATAAGATCGTTGTTTTTGTATGGCATAAAGATGTAGCGCAAAATATATTTGATGCTTTCCCGGGTCAGGCAGTTATGTATACTGGATCCGAAAGTTCCAAAGAGAAAGAGAAGGCACTAAATGATTTTCAGAAGGCCCCAAATGTAAAGATCTTTATTGGTCAAATAATTTCTGCCGGGATTGGTGTTGATGGCCTTCAATATGTTTGTGATATTTGTGTTTTTGTAGAGATGTCCTATGTACCTGGAGAGATAAGACAGGCAGTAGATAGACTCTCAAGGATGGGTCAAACTAAACCTATCCTAGCCCAATTTTTAATTGCCGAGAATAGCATAGATGAAAAAGTTATAGATTCACTAACCGAGAAAGCGAAGAATATAAACACCATACTAAACGAAAGGGGGAGAACAGAATTTGTTGAAACCAGATGCAAAGTTTGTGGAGAGATAACAGAGATACAAAAACTAAAACGGGTAGCCAAACTAACCGTCTGCGCAAAGTGCAGAAAAAACATGGAGTGTATACTATGAGTATTGAACAGGAATTAGCGAGAATAGCAGATGCTTTGGAAAAAATCGCGGGTACAAGTACCCCGACAGTAGAGGTACCAGCGGAACCAGTTAAAGAGAAGAAAGCCAAAAAAGTGGCTGACGCAGTACCGGGTCCTATGGGACTGAATATCGAAGTTTCAGGTATCAAAAATTCCTCAGAGTTAAGAGACTACGCTCAACGCGTAGCTGCGGCAGCTGAAAAAGCCGGCAAGACTCAGGAATTTGTAACGTATGTAAAGAATGAAGTTTGTCCGAAGTTTAATCCTAAAGAGCCCAAGCTGATAAGCATTCCGGTGGAGAATGTACAAGAGGCGGCTCAAATGATCTGTGATTATGCCGATGCTAAAGGCATAATTATAGGCTAGGAGGAACCATGGCTGTAAAAACACATACTGATCTATCACCATCGAATGCGTCCCGATGGATGAATTGCCCAGGCTCAATTGCCCTGTGTAAGACAGTACCCAAACCTCCTCAGAGTGAGTATGCCTCCGAAGGTGGAACGGCGCATGCGTTGTTAGAGAAGTGCTTAAAGAATCCTTCTATTAATCCCTTTGATCTTGTGGGGGATAAACTAGAAGGGAACGAAGTTGTAGAGGAAATGGCTGAGGCAGTATCTTATGCCCTCGATGTTATCCGCGCGGATTTACAAAATGGCGGAGAATTATTAATCGAGCAGAAACTAGATATTGTCCCCGGTATTATCGGCGGAACCCTGGACGTTGCAGTGATCCGGGAATTCAATGATATTACTGTCTATGACTTTAAATACGGCAAAGGAGTAATTGTCTCGGCGGTTGATAACCAACAATTATTGTTATACCTTTTGCCGTTGGTTAAAAAACATGATGTAGTAAAAATGAAGTTAACTATTATTCAACCTCGCACTGAGGGCCAACTGAGTACTTGGGAATGCTCCGCGGAATATCTAGAAGGATTCGCCGCTGAAGTAGAGAGAAAAATCAAGTTAACTCAGGAGGAGAATGCCTTAGTTTGCGCCGGATCTTGGTGTAAATTCTGCTGGGCTAAAGTAGTTTGCCCGGCGCTACGCAAAGATTTAGGTCAAGCCTTGGCACCAATTAAGAATAACGAGTTAATCTTCCCGGACGTAAAATCCTTGACGCTGGATGTTGTGAAGAAAGTCCTTGACAACAGAGATCGTATTGAGGATTGGATGGCTGCTGTTGCAGCATATGCTCAGGAAGCAATCGAATCAGGCAGTGTTATACCGGGATATGAATTAGGTAAACGCCGCTCGATTAGAAAATGGGTCAGTGAAATTGAGGCCCTAAAAGAGTTCGCTGATTTAGGAGACAAAGCCTATTCAGTGAAGATACTATCCCCGGCGCAAATGGAAAAGGTCGCGGGAAAAGACAGAGTTTCCAAATTAACCGAGGTCCCGGATAACGGGATGACACTTAAAAAACTAAAGGAGAACTAAAATGACACAATCCAAACAGATCAGAACTACCTACATAACACCGGCGTTCAGGTTATCCTACCCGTCGCTATTTGAACCCGTTGCTACTATGGGCGATGAAAATAAAAAGAAATACAACGCTACAATGCTATTCCCTAAAAAGGTAACCGCTGATGCCATGAAGGCAGCAAAGCATCCCGCTTCAACTTGGATCCCTACCGATAATTGCGCGGGATTCTACAATGAGATTTGCAAAGTAGCACGCGCAAATTTCGGACCAGATGCTGATTTAAAAACTCTGAAACTTACCAAATTTAGAGACGGCGATAAACCAAAAGAAGGCTCCGGTAAAGTCGATGATAACGAGAAGGGGTATATCGTTGTGCGTACTTCCTCCTCTGATAAAAACCGTCCGGATTGTATTCGAGCGGATAAAACTCGTATCACTGATCCCGGTGAATTATATCCTGGATGCTGGGTACGTGCCATTGTAACTATTGCTCCATTTTTGAAACCCCAAAGAGGTGTAACTATTTACCTCGCTGGTATTCAGAAATTAGCCGATGATACCACATTCTCCTCACGCCCAAGAGCAGAGGATGAATTTGATGCTGTGGCCGCTGAAGGTGCAGAATCTAATGGTGCCGGCGTAGTAGAAACTACTGAAGGTTTACCCTTCTTAGAATAACGGACTAGGGCCGGGGCTTAACTGTCCCGGTCCTAACTTAAAATGAAAAAATTCGCTGGTTTAATGACAAGTTTAAGCCCACATTGGGCTACACCGAAAGGAATATATGACGAACTCAACAAAGAGTTTAATTTCAACTTTGATCCTTGCCCCTTGCATAATCCTATTGGCTATGACGGGCTTACCTGTTTGTGGGGCAGTAGCAATTTTATTAATCCTCCTTATGGGCGTGCTATCGGAAAATGGCTAAAGAAAACCTATGAAGTATCACAAAGTGGAGCAATATGTGTTTTATTAATCCCAAGCCGAACAGATACAAAATGGTGGCACGATTATATTATGAAAGCAGATGAGATTAGATTTATAAAAGGCAGATTAAAATTTGGGGATAGCAAAAACTCAGCACCGTTTCCAAGTGCGATTGCAATTTTTAGGGGGCCTATTAACCATGACTAAACGCGTATATATTGACTTCGAATCACGTAGTCAGGCAGATATCTGGGCTGGCGGGGCCTACCATTACGCAGAAGACCCTACAACAGAGATCCTTTGTCTTGCCTGGGCAATCGATAACGGACCCGTAAAAGGCGTCCTGTATGGTCAGGAACTCAAAAATGCCATACCTGAATTGAATGCCCTGGTAAAAGAAGGAGCCGAATTCCATGCTCACAACGCTTTCTTTGAGCGCTGGATCTGGAAATTCTGCTTAGAAACCAAGTATGGAGCCGTCCCGGTACCTATAAAACAATGGCGCTGTACTGCGGCCAAAGTATCTTCTCATTCATTACCGCGACGCCTAGAGCACGCCGCTCAGGCATTAGGCTGTTCCTTCCAAAAAGATTTAGAAGGGGCTAAGGTAATGAGATCTCTATGTATATCTAAAGGTCCTATTGAAAAAGAAAAACTAGACCGGTTGCTAAAGTATTGTATTCAGGACGTTGAAACTGAAAGAGATATTGATAAAAGAATTTCAGATCTAACGCCCAAGGAGCAACAAGTCTGGTTCATGGACCAGTATATAAATGACAATGGTATCTGTGTTGATATGGATGCTGTTGAAAAAGCAATCAAAGTGATTGCCGATGAAACTAAAACACTCAATGAAGAATTATTTAATTTAACAGGAGGGCAAGTAAACGCCGGAACTCAAAGAGACGCCATCAAAAAGTACCTCGAATCCAAAGGTGTTGATCTTCCAAATCTTACGAAAGCAACCGTCAAAGAAGCGATCAGAAACTCCGATGGGAATAATCTCCGTGTCCTTCAACTTAGACAGCAACTCTCCCTCACGTCGAACGCTAAATATATTGCGCTCAAAGCGGCTGCATCAAAGGATGAAAGAATTAGGGATATCCTTATTTACCATGGAGCGTCCACTGGTCGGTGGTCAGGCAAACTCGTACAAATCCAAAATCTGGTCAAAGCTACGATATCGCCAGGGCAGATTGATACCGCCATTAGCATTCTCAAAGAAGACGCAAGCGGCTTTCGATGCTTTTATGAGGCACTCCCTACTCTCTCGTCTTGCATCAGAGGAATGTTCGTTGCCTCGCCCGGTTGTGAAATGTTCATTACGGACTTCGCGGCTATCGAAGCCAGAGTCGTCATGTGGCTCGCAGCCGAAACTAAAGGTCTGGAGATCTTTGAAAAGCAAGATCGGGACCCATTAATTCCTGATATTTATGTACACATGGCCCGCGCGATACACAATAAGCCTGGACTTACGAAAGCAAATAAAAAAGAAAGACAACTTGGTAAGCAAGCCGTCTTAGGTTGTGGTTATGGCATGGGGCCAAAAAGATTTGTCGAGACGTGCGCTACTTATGAAATTGAAATTGATAGCGCCCTAGCAGAACGCGCAGTGCAATCCTATCGACAAGTCTTTAGTAAAGTACCTCGCTTCTGGTATGCTATGGAAGACGCAGCCAAGAAAGCAGTTAGTTCCATTAAGGAACATTCTTGTGGGCTAATTAACTGGTACATGAAGGGAGAATTTCTAGTTATGGAACTACCCTCCGGTAGAAGTATATACTACCACAAACCTAAAATCACCGCCGAAGGAAAGCTAACTTATCTGGCAGTTAATAGTGTAACTAATAAATATGAAATCGAAGAAACCTGGGGTGGTAAATTAGTAGAGAATGCCACTCAGGCGGTTGCCCGGGATATCATGGTTGAATCGATGTTTAATCTATTCCGCGCCGGGTTCCATATCCTTTTTACCGTGCATGACGAATTGGTATTGGAAGCAAGAATAGGAAATAAGACTGATGCTGATGTAATTAAAATTGTAAGACAAGTACCGGATTGGGCCAAAGGTTGTCCAATAAACGCTGAATGCGAAACTACTAGGAGGTATAAAAAATAAAATGAGAGGAACCGTTGCTAAAAGAATTAGACGCGAACACATGAATTCAGGAAAAACAATCACCTATAAAATGGGAGCCAATGGGATGATCCTGGCCGACAGAAATAGAAGAATCTACCAACTAAGGAAGGAGCGCTATTACAATGGCGAAACGAATATTCCAACAGCATCAGCGACCCATAATTAAAGTTGTCGGAGGACCACCAGACTGTCCTCTATGTGGCAATAAAATGCGCGAAGTATTAATGGGTAAACATACTATCTATGTTTGTACACGCGAACTTTGTATGATATCTATTAATAAAAATGACCCTTGCATTCAGAGATGGGATATGATAGAGAAACCACTTTGTACTTTATGTAAAAGCCCAATGAAGGTCTTTGTGCGTAAGGATAAATTGGTGATTATGCAATGCTGTGATAAAAGACATAGACCGTACCAAGTAACTAGAGGAGACGCGCGAGCATTACCGCCGTTATCAAATGATTAAGGCCACGGACCCGGAGTTTAAAATCCAGGCGGACTTTATTCAATATGTGAAACTAAAATACCCGGATCTGCTTTACACCATATCTCCGGCTGGATTTATTATGTCCGCCGGTATGGCTATGAAAATGATGAGAATGGGGTATAGGAAAGGTACGCCCGATGTTATGATCTTTGAACCTAGAGGCTGTTACCACGGGTTATTTTTAGAATTCAAAGCACCGGACGGTAAAGTAGCGGATTCTCAAATAGAATTTAAAAATGCAGCTATGGCGAATGGCTACTCCTATGCCATTGTTTATAGCACAGACGTAGCCATTAAAATACTAGAAGCATATCTAATGAGTATAAAATAGGAATGTCTAACTCTTGGGCCCGGGCTATTTCAGCTTGGGTCCCTTTAGAGTTTTCACTCTCCGGTAACACATAAACTATATCAGATTTTTCTAACCACTTCATATTATTTAAAGCATAATCCTGATAGGTAAAGTCTCCGGCTAACAACCCACATAGAATATCCAAGCATGGCACAAATACTGAATATCCTAAGCGCCTGATCTCGTTAGATACCCTAATCATGTTGTGTACATTTTTGATGTACCCAACTGCGTCAGCGTTTAATTTACCAGCAACATAGACGCACTTCATGTTTTCTCCTTGAGGGTTTCATGTAGATACCCCATAACATTAAACATCAAGGCGCATAGAGCATCTATTAAGGCCTCTCCCGCGGGAATACCCCGATGCCATTTCCACCAGTCCATAAAATGTCGCCAACCAGATTTCATATAGCAATCTTTAGGCATTCCTTTTTGCCAATTATCACTGTCTCTTAATTTACCATCCGCTTGTTTGCGGTGCTTAGTCATGTAGTTTCCATAGGCCTCAATTACTAAAGGGCTTAGAAAACCTTCATAGTCATTCTTTGTGTCGTCGTTATCCCTTGTTGCTCCGGTTTCAAATTCTCTCATTATTCCTCCTAGAAATGTTTATGGGTTAGTCCCATAAAACTAGCTTGTCGTGAAACGGCCGAAACGGTTCGGTTCAGTATTTTAGCTATAGTTTTAATTTCCTTTTTACCATAATACTTTGTTAACATAGCTCTCTCAAAATCTGTCCAAAATCTTTTTCCTTGCGCTGGTGCTGCCTCTAATTCAGAGATTATTCGATCTTGAATACTCTGGGCTTGTTTGCATTTTCTGTTTTTCAATTCTACCCCTCCCTTTATAATTATGTGTTTTGCTATGACACTTTAAGCATAGCGTAGTACCATTGGCCAAATCATACCTAGATTCTGGGTAATTTGTAAAAGATTTAATATGGTGAGCTTCTAAATAACCACCGATGCGACCACAACCTTGGCAGATATACTTATCTTTTTTAAATACCCCCGTTCTCCAGGTCTTATACTCTTTACTTTCCCGCATAAGTTTTATTGATGGTGATCTCCCGCCTTTCCAAAATGGGCCTAATGGACCTTTTCGGCTTACCCCAAACCAATGACTATTGGGGCCACTAACTTTTAAGGCACCCTGTTTCACACTCTCATTAGTCTCTTTAGTTAAACCCTTATTCCATGGGACATACCCAATCTTAGCCTTTTTTAATTTGTTTCTATGCTCTAAGGTAAATACATAGGTACATCTATGAGGCTTTCCAATTTGAGCCAATCGGTTGTTTAAATTGTGAGTTGGTGTACGCGGGTATTGTCCAGTAGGCATAGTTATTTTATAGTGAATATTCGTGGTTGATTAGCTTTTAAGCGCCAGATCATTTTTTCCTTATTTATGATTTGTCCTTTATCTATTGTTAGGCGTATCGCGCCCCAATGAATTTCTCCTTGACATTCTCTTGTACCATAACGCCCACGTTTTAATTGCAGTCCGGGAGTAATGATCATAGTTTTTTCAGGATCCTCTACCCAGATATGATAATGCGCATGGCTGCGGATAATGATATCCACTTTAGGACCATTGCCTTTAGCTTCTTCGATCAGATCCCACATCATCTCTTTTAAAAGCGCAGTTGCCCGGCCATGAGGAATTCCCGAAGTCCCTACTTTATGTCGAACATCAAAAGTCATTCCCTCGATTTCTAAAAATAATCTACCCTCAATGACAGTTGGTATCTTTTCATTGAGCGTATTGGCGATTGTAAATTCAAAATCCTCAGCCTTTTCTCCAACGTGATACGCTGTGCCATAAGTCATAAATATTTGTTTTGGCTTCCATTCTTTAGCGCATTCTACTGCCATCTGTGCTTGGACATTCCTATCGGGCGTGATTAACTCAGCGCTCCCTTGTTTTGATTGGCTTCCTTCTATAGCATCTCCGTTGATAACAAGAATATCTGGATTAGCCCAGGCTTGAGTCATTTGTTGATAGGCCTTCCAGGATTCTAATTGAATTTTTTTATGGTGAGTTGTAAATTGACTAGGCGGGGTAAGTCCATATACACTACCGCAATGGGTGTCAGAAACAATAACAATCTTTTTCACTAAACCTCCTTAGAGAGTCGTGAACCACCATAACATTTTTACGGTGATGAGGATCAAAAATCCTCGGGATAATTCTTCAATCCAGTCTGAGAATTTTATGTGGTACTTATTTACTACCCAATTAATTAACCCCATAGATGCTCCCAATATTATAGCACGAATCAGAATCATGTACCAGTGGACCCCGGCCCAAAAGAATGGAAAGGCCCCGAGCCCAACCATGAATCCGTGCATATAGAAATTATCTACGTCGTTAAATAGTTTATCCCAATAGGTAGTAAGCGCTGCGCCAGTTAAGAGTATCGCTGGGATTAACATTAACCATCCGTACCAGACGTTAGGTTGATGAATAAAAAACAAGAACCCGTACGCCAGCGGAGGGACCAACCAGTCTCTATTCCAGGATTTAAAAGGCTTACCCCATCCTCCGGCTCGATAAAGAAGCGCGGACAGGACTGATAAAATCCAAGTGAGAATTGAAATTGCTTTTAATTTATTTTTAGTTACCATAGCCACCCCACAGTTATACCTATTTCATTAGCATCTCCGCTTCTCCCAAGATAAGCGCCAGTCATTAGATGCTGTTTAGCCTTAATCTCATTATGAATTTGTGTAACGGGTGCTGTATAGGTATTGACTACCGGAATCGGTTTGTGGAAATAATAATTCCACGCTCCGAATCCGATAAGCCCGAGTAAAGACACCAGGCAAACAATGCCTATAATCTTTAACCAATCGATTTTCATTATTCTAACTGTTTGTTAGTTAGATTACCCAAAAACTTAATAATCGGCAACACGAAGTTGTCGTCTTTAAGTGTTGGGGTCATCTTCACGATTAAACCTAACGCACCAAAAATCGCTAACAGTACTTCAATTACTTTAGTCCAGTTTGCTAGAATCCATTCCATCTTACCCCTCCTTTGTAAGGCAATGAATAATTTCATTGGCCTGTATAATCATATCTTGCAAAATTCCTTCCTTCGGTAACTTTTCTTCAAGTACCTGAATAGTTTTATGATTAAAGCGATCCATGAATCTACAAATAAATTCTGTGCGGCTTATCATTTTTCTAACTTAGTTTCAATTCTAGTTAAGCGCGTATCAATATTTACTAACTTAGTATACAAACATTCTCTTAAATCCCGGTGTTCTGTCATATTAAGACGATCATTAGCGATAACACCATTAGTTAATGTTAACATCCAAACTCCACAAATAGATGTTATGATCCAAAATGCTAGTTGCCACTTATTATCTCCAGCCATTACTCCTCCAATCCATTAATCTGGTTTCTAATCTCATCCCTTTCTATGTTTAGTGCTACAATATTGTATGGTAATTCTTTTCCGGCTAATTGGTACTCAGCACATTTAGTAATTTTGTAATCGCCTTGCTTTAACTTTGCTTTTAGTGTCTGAATAGTAACTTGTGGCTCGGTTAATTCCGGTGCTTGAACCAGAACACTCATCTGTATTTTCTTCGGTATATTTCTCTTTATAATTTCAGATAATTTTTCCATTATTTAGCTCCTATCTGTCTTGAACCCATGGTATCTTTTTCGGCATGTAATCCTGTTTGAGTTACAAATATATGATTTGGATATTCTGTGCCAGTAGTAGCTGCAATTCTTTTTAATCTTATCTTAATCTGTGAACCTATTTTATTGTTGGCTAAAGCTACTCCAGTTCCTGAACCTAAAAGATGAGTTAAGTCTGCTGTGCCAGTAGGTATTTCAATTTCAATAGTGTCAGAAGTTTCAGTCCATACTTCTGATGTATCAGCATAAGCAAAATAAACTGTAAATTTAGCATACTGACTTGAGCCACTTGTATTGGCACCATTAAGAGCAACGTGAACGTGCGGATAAACTGTCGTTCCCTCTTTCCACCAATGAGCAAGTTCATTGGCTTCTAAGTCAATATAATCGTCAATAGTAAATTTATATTCTTTGGTATTTGTAGTAAGGGTATCAAAGTCAGGATAATTGGCGGCTGGAACCTTGCCTGTTGCAGTAGCAAATTGAATATCGTCCCAAACACTCTCAGCTAATACTAAAGTTTTATCTGTTCCAGTAGCTATAGTCAAGTCGGTAGCAGCCGCAGTATCAGTCTTAATTTCGGGGGTTAACACTTTAGCTGCCTTAGCATTTCCTTGAACCTCTAAATCTTCAGTAGGCTTGGTTGGAGTAAGACCAAGATATAATTTTCTTGCATAATTGCTTGGCTCTAAAGAATATAATCCCCAAGAGTTAGTTGCCTTAGCACTATTATCTGCCGAATAAAAAGCATAATTATTGGTAACAGCAGAAACATTGTCAGTTAATAATCGTGCTTGAAAATGATAGAGGTTGTCGTGGCTTGATGTTCCTTGATTAAGATTTGTAAAGTCAGTTTGAAAGCAAGTAAAATTATTAATTACTAAGTTCTCAGCAGTTTCACTTGAATAGGTCATACCTGCTCTCATAGCAGTTGCTTCTTGAAGAATTACATTGCCGCCATCACTAAGAGCATTTTGGACGGCACACCAACCACCTAAAGCAATTCCACTTAATCTCGTATGAGCCCCTTCAAGGATTGTTGTTCCATACATACCAGACATATATAAACTACTGTATACTGGAGCCGCAAGTGTTCCACCAAGCCTTACAACTTCTGGCACAAACGTCATAGCAAATTGCAATCCACCAGCTCCCGCTTCACCGTATACTGGATTTATTACTAATGGGGCAGTTACTAAATCAAGCAAAGCACCATTGCCAACCTTGACTGATCCCACAGTCTTGAAAATGCTACTTACATTTGTGTTAGTATAATTAGTCGTATGCGTTATATTTTCTCCAAGAATAAGACCACCGAATAAACCTATTGTCATAGGATTAGTCCACCCAGTAGTAGCGCTATCAGGACATACTGGTTTAGTAATTACATTAGTATAAACTCCGTCAGTAAAAGTAAAGGCAGTTTCGTGATAATCAATAGAAGCAGAAACATCTTCAGTTATGACTTTGAGCCAAGCAAGAAAATCGGCTTCTCCTAAATCCGAAAAGCAAGTTATTTTCCATCGCCACTTCTTTTTCTACTAAAGCCTGACGATCAATCTCAACAGCATCTCTTAACTTCTGAGCCTGTTGGAGAACTACTTTAGCATTCTCTAAATCTTTAACTACTTCTTCGCGAGACTTAAGATCAATCTCTCGTTTGTCTTGGGCTAACTCAATAGCCTCAACCCCCGCTAATTGAGAATTTAATTCTACTTCTTTTTCCTGGATTGATTTTAAAACCACTAACGACTGTTCCAACACTTCTTTTAAATTCATTTCAATTCCTCCTATCTGTATTTAAGTGCATCTAAATAAAATGTATTTTCTGCATCCGCATTTGTTACTGTTGCTATCATTGAAATAACACTACTTTTATTGTCATTGGCAATTGCCGATAAATCTAATTTTGCAGTCTGCCATTCACCAGCCGAAACAATGTTTGGTGTAATTTCGTGAGTAGTATCTACGACTTGAGAAGAAGTAAGATATCTAATAATTACAATTCCTGAGCCACCTTTTCCTCCTATCTGTCCTCCACCATGCGAAGCTCCTCCACCACCACCGCCACCAGTATTTGTAGTTCCAGCAGTTCCGTTGCCATTAGCACTTCCTGCTCCACCACCGTGTTGAGCAGTTCCGCCACCCGTAATTGCATTATATGCACCGCCACCTCCACCACCAGCATAATAGTCAGTTGAGCCATCAAGAATTGTGCTACTTACACCGCTTCCCCCATTACCACCATAATAGGCAGTAGAATTTGCTCCTATGGAACCCATGCCGCCGCCGCCGCCACCTGGATAAGTAA